GGCTTTGAGCACCACGCTATAGCGGTTGCTCATCCAAGCGCGAATGGTTTCCGACTGGGCTTCACGCAACTCGAACAGAATACGCCCCTGCTCGGGGTGCTTGATATTCCAATAGTTCTCGCAGAAATAGGCGAAGCCTTCAAGCAGGTCATCGATAGAATCGGAGGACCCGCGGCAAAGCCGCCATTCACGCTCATTGAGCAGTTCGTTTAGTTCCATATTATCGGCGTAGGTACGTCCTGATTTCAGGTGGGAAGCCAACCTGAATTACTTGACGCAAAACGATTGTGTCGTTTAGCGTGCGGCCAGCATTCGCCCACAATGCCACATCCGTTGACCCAGCACCATCCGATGCCGACGAACGCAGAATGATGACATCCCTGACAGCGATGGCGGAAGATGAGCCAGCGCCCGTAGCGGATTTGAAAACTGTTCGGAGCGTCTGTGTTAGTGCCGACGAAGAGCCAGAACCAACGGCTCCTCGGAAGACTTGGCGCACCCAATCCGCCGCGCCTGTCGATGTGCCAGAACCTGTAGCGGAAGCAGAGCGACCCTTGAACGATGTGATTGCATGCGTGCCAGTTCCAGAACCAGAAGCGGTTCTTGGAACGGTGCGCAGACTGGCGCCTGCTTGTGCGCCTTGCCCACTGCCAGTGGCAGTGCGGATTGCGGTTCGCAAGCCAGAAGCGGCAGAGCCGCCCACGCCAGAGCCAGAGCCAGTCTCCAGATGCGCCACTGCACCAAGTGCGGTTGACGCACCAACGCCAGAACCTGAAGCAGTCTTTAGGAATAAACGTGAACCAGAAGCGGATTGCGTGCCCGTGCCACTTCCCGTGGCGGTGCGCAGTTTTATTGCATTGCTGCTAGTTGTTTGTGCGCCAGTGCCATTGCCGCTCGCCGTGCGAAGCGGCATGCCTTCATACGTGAATAAAGTATTCTCGTATAGTTCGGAGGAATCGTACAATGCCGCCATGTTAGTTTCCTAGCGGCGAACGCTCCTGAACACCAAACAAATCGTACTTCACAACAATAGCCTCAGCCCACGCAAGCGCACCATCAGCGTCGCCCCACGGACCACAGTTATCAAACACGACACCACCCTTGGCAACCTGAACCTTGTTGTCGTCAGTTACGGTAGCCGAGTATTCACCTTGTGAGAATGTTGCGATAATCATTGTTGCTCCTAAGTAGCCGATGGCAAACCAACAGAATGACATATGGACCACCCATAAACCCCAGCGGTGGTTGAAGGGGATGTTCTGGTTGTCCAAGTGGTTCCATCCGAAGACGATTGAACCTTTACGCCAAGACTTGCTCCGCTTGTATTGAAATCATTTCCAGCGAATACCAATAAACCACTTGCATCTACGGCTCCAGCAAACAAACTACAATAGGAATCAGCCAATGCCCTATTTGTCCAAGTTGTTCCATTGGTTGAAGATTCAACATCGCTAGTTGAGTTCAAGATATTATCCAAGCCAGCAAATGCAATCACCGATGAGTTAGAAATAAATGCTCCACCAAATCCAGCAGTTGACCATGCCGAAGTTCGTGCAGTCCAAGAAATACCGTCAGTAGAACTGGCAAATGCACCAGTTGTCCCACCATCATTTCCAATGACCCAAATAGCCTGACTCTTGGCGTAATAGATGCATTGTCGTTGCGGCACTGAACTGAGTGTGCAAGATGTTGCGGTCCAAGTGCTAGTTGGGTTGGTGGCACGACGCAAGAAGTTGCCACCATTCTCTCCCACTAACCACAAACCATTTCCATAAGCCACTGAGTATAAATCATTTGATGTTCCGCTGGTGCGTTGCGTCCAATCAATACCATTCTGGCTGGTAGCAATCTTTCCGCCAGCACCCGTAGCAACCCAATACCCATCGGCACCATAAGCAATATTATTGATATCCGTTGTCCCGAAACTAGAGGTTCGTTGCGTCCAGTTTATTCCATCAGAACTGGTGGCAAGTTTCCCACCCGCACCAACAGCAACAAACAAATCTTTGCCATTGCTTGCAATACTCTGGATATCTGTTGAACCAAATGAACTAGTGCGACTAGTCCACGAACTAGCAGTTGAACTAGTGCTAGTCCAAAGGTTGCCGTTGTTGCCAACAATAATCCACATATAAACGGGATAATCACTAGAACTAGTGAAACCCAAAGATTTAGCGGAAGCGTTCGCAAGCGAACCAACAATCGGCACAATAACTCCTAGGCGAACTTAGTGCGAGCGGCAAATACCGTATAAGTTGGCGTAGCCGCAGTCTTGACAATCGTAAAAGTATACAAATCAATAGCCGAAGCATTACCACTAGTGGGGGCAGAACCACCCTGCCACTTCGGGGTGACGCTAGAACCATCAATCTGGAAAGCGGACGCATAATATGCGGTCGTGCCCTGAGTCACAGCAAACGCAACAGTAATGCTATCGCCCGTGTTCAGCAACGAAGCCAAAGTAGTTGACCCATCGCCACGAAAGTTGAAAGTCCAGTTAGCGGTAGCGTTACTCGTGTAATACCATGCGCTAGCAGTATTGACATCCATGTTCACAGTGCCAGTAGCGGCAGTAGCCGACACATTCCAAGTTTCCTCGGTTTCTTTGAGAACAGCACCATTGACCACAGGAGCCGTAAGCGTCTTGTTCGTCAAAGTCTGGGTGCCAGTCAGCGTAGCCGCCTGAGCAACCTTATAGTCAAGGCTAGTGGTGACAGCCGAACTGTCTACGCCTACCTTGGCCTGCAGGGCTTCAATGGCGTCGTTCGCATTGGCGTGTTGCGCCGAATGCGATGGGCTGTTTAGCGGGTCACTGGAAGTCGGATTAGTGAGCGAATCAAGTGAGGAAGGAAAGTTGGTGGCCATCTATTAGTCCAGTGTCAACGTCAGGCTGGTAATCTGGAAAGTGTCACCAGCGGTCACAGCAGCAGACGACGACAAAGCGCCCGACCACAGACAGTTCCCAGAACTGCTCGCATCCCAAGCCGACCAATGCGTATAAGTCTCCGTGTTCGACACCGAAGACCACGTCACGGCAGCCGAAGAAGCCATCGACCCGCTAGCGGCAGTTGAAAACGAAACCGACTGGCGCGAGGTGTTGGCAGCGGCATTTGACGTGCCATCCTCGCCAGGGTCGCCCGTATGCAGGGCCAGATAGACGTTCGACACAGAGAACGACTGCGCCCGAAGGGTGTCCAGCAACTTGTTCTCAAGATAGTTAGAAATGCTCACTCGGCGTCCTCGGTTGACTCGGGGGAAGGTTCCCCATCACAGCACGAATCCTTGAAGCCACAAGAAGGACACCGCCAGCGGCAAGCCGTGGGCGGATACTCCTCACCGCAGTTCAAGCACTCAACTAAATGCCCCATTCGTTACATCGCCTTCAGGTGCGAACCACGCGTCTCACGCTCACGAGAAGCGACAGCCGCAATCAGGTCATCCAACTCTTGGTCGGACAACTCCGTAGCCCCCTTCTCCGACTTCAGTGTGACCGTAGGCGGAGCCATCCGATTCGTCGCCTGAAGGTACAACTGGGCGGCTTTGATGTCACCCTCCAGCGCCTTGCCGTAGAGCGTGTCCAGCAGCCTCTGGCTGCGCTCTGGCGACCCCTGAACCTCGTCCACCTTGGCCTGCCAAGCCTTACGAAAAACGTCCTTCTTTTCCCAGCGGCGCAGGGTCGAAACGTCGACGCCGTGGGCGGTGGCATAGGCATTCTTTGAGGATGGTTCTCGTTCTTGGGGAGGGGTGCACAGCCAGGAAATGTACGCTTCCTGTCGCGCGTCCAGCAGGTTTTCTTCCAGTGCCATTACCAATAATCACCCTCGTTACCTCGGGTGCGGTGCAATGTAACGCGTAACGCTTTGGATAGGGGCCTACAGTGATCGGGCGGAGCCTCCAGCGAACGCCCGATATTGATCCCCAGAAACTACGACGAAGACAGGTGAGTGATGGCTAGCAAGAAGAGGGTCGCGGCCAAGAAGGCCGCCAAGGTCATGCATGAGTTCAAGGCAGGGTCTCTACATTCTGGGAAAAATGGTCCTATTGTGAAGTCTCGTAAGCAGGCCATTGCCATCGCTATCAGCGAAGGCAAGCAGGCCACAAAGACACCCAAGGGATACCATCGGATGCCCAACGGCAAACTCATGAAGGGGGAGTCCCACAAGGAAGGACCCCGCCACGAACGTGGCGAGTCCAAAGCCGAGAAGCGAGCCGAGTACGGCCCCAAGCCGAAGAAGAAATAATGGCCACCCCCAGGGACCCACGACTAGCAAGGGCGGGAGTGTCGGGCTACAACAAGCCCAAGCGCACCCCCAACCACCCCAAGAAATCCCATGTGGTGGTCGCCAAACAAGGCGACCAAATCAAGACCATCCGCTTCGGACAGCAAGGCGTCCAAGGCTCCCCCAAGAAAGCAGGAGAATCCGCCTCATACAGAAAACGGCGGGAATCCTTCAAAGCAAGACACGCCACCAACATCGCCAAAGGCAAGATGTCGGCGGCCTACTGGGCAGACAAGGTGAAATGGTGAGCGAACACAAAACACCCCCCATCCAAATCGTAGAATGGTGGGACTCCTTCAGCATCGAAGACGAATGGTACGACCTCAACACCAAACACCCCCACAGACATATCTTTAGCACGGGTTATGTCGTAGGAGAAGACGACCATTACGTTCATCTAGCCACCACATTCGACCCATACAGCGGAACCTACTCAGTAGCCATCGCCATATATAAGCCCTGCATAGTGGCCAGAACGCCACTAGCCACAGCAGGCTTCCACTAAATAAACCCCCCACATATACAAAGAAGTCCAGACGGCCTTCGGCCTCACGATTCCTTCGGAATGGAACCCGCACACCCACCCATGCGCCCACCTGCGCGCACGAGGACATGGGCAACGATGTCGCCGTATGCGCCTGCCTGCCGTTTCGTGAAATCGGAATAATCCTCGGTGCGCCATAGGTGTGAGGAAACGAGCGTATTCCGCCCCAAACATCGCATGTTCTCGGCGTGTCGCTGGTATCCGCACACACACATCACATCAACGAGTTGATAGGTTCCTATCAACGATCATAAGGAGAGAATGTCATAGTAACTTCCGATCGTACGCGACGCGTCGCGCAGACCAATTTCAGCAAGCACGAGCGCGCTATTCGTCGTGGCAACCAGCACGCGTTGTGCGCGTGGTGGGACGCGGCACGCGAGTGTATCGCTGACTACGAGAGCAACGGTTCGGAGTACGCTCGCAAGAGCAAGTCCAGCGACTGGTCGCGGGACACGATTCGTGCGTACATCAACCGTATCGTTCGGCTGATAGAGCAGGGTCACAAGCCCGCCGAGTTCAAGAGTCTTGAACATGCGTGGGAAACGCTCGGCTACTACTCCAACAAGAGCAAGGCTCCGAAGCCTGTGGAGACTGGCACGCGCAAGGTGAACGCGACGACGCGCAAGGCGTACGACGCGTTGTTTGCGACGGCTGAGTTCCGTGCGTTGCCTGCCGCTGAGAAGGCGCTGATTCGCAAGTTGCGAGACGGCAAGGCGTTCCACACCAACATCGGCTGATAGGTTCCTATCAACTGCCGAAACGCCGTGAGGCGTCGTTCGCAGGTTGCCCTCTGCGAGCCTGATGAGGCAGGGCTGAAAGGAAATCAAATGCTACTCGCACACCACAGCGATCTCTCGCTCGTGGAGAAGCACGACGATGTTGTTGATGCTCTCAACGCGTTGCCGTTTCTTTCTCTTGCGAAGTGGGAGTACAAGCGTCGTCATGACGCGCTTACATCGGGTCTCGCACTTATCGTGCGTGCCCTCAACGAAAGGAACATCAAACTGTGAAGCGGATGAAGTCGCTCGTTCTGAACGGGCTTATCGTGGAGTGGTGGGCTGACGCGCCGAGCGTTCAGGCTCATCTTGATTCTCTCGTCGTGCGCGAGATCATGTCCGATGATCGCGATGAGTGGGAGATGGCGCTATACAACGCCGACTCCCGTCGTCGTCGTCATCTGGACTACATCTGCGACGACAAGATGTGGGAGGCACGCGCCCGTCGGGTCAGCAAGCCCAAGTTGGTCAAGTGATAGAAGCGTCGCACAAGATGAGTCTTGTGCCACGCCGAGAGTTCATTTGATAGGTTCCTATCAAGTGTGCTGTCGGCGTGAAATCCACGCACACAAACAACACAAGGAGAAAGAAATGTTCAGCGCAGATAATGCTCGTCGGGAGTTCCTGCTTTCGTATTACGACCGAGGTGTCTTTGTGCCTCGCCGTGACGAGGAGCCTGACTTTGATGAGTTGTTCTCGTACGAGGAGTACGGCGACGAAGACAACTTGTCCGACATAGAGTGGCGTATCATCTCGCGTTTGCGTGATGAGCGCACTGCTCTCGGCAACTTCCACTTCTTCAACAAGGAGATGTCGTGAACCTCAACGAAAGCCAGAGGGAACTTGTCGTTTCGTGGGCGAGACTTGATGTCTCGCTCATGGACGCGACCTATGTTGCCACGAGCGGTGAATACGGTTCCGCTTTCCACTTTGAAAGTCTCTGCGATAATGGAGAAACAGATTGGGATTGGGCGGGCGACTACTTGCAGTTCATCAGCAACAACGCTGTGAATGTTGTGATGAGAAATGCCAGTGGCATAGCACACGATGTGTTCGGCACGGACTACGAGTCGTGCGAGATAGAGATGCGCTACCCGCATCAGCATCTCGTCGTTGAGTCGTCCGAATGTCGGCTAACACAGTGGGATTTTCACGACTTCGCTCGGTTGTTCCACATACCAATGAGAATCCTATGGAAGGGAGAAAGCAAGTGAACACACAGACAAATGAAAGGTGGGCGGTCATGCGTCCGCAGAACAAGGGCGAGTTCTACATGAAGTGGCAGGGCCACTATTGGTCTGGACTCGTCGCAGTACAGTCTCGCGGTCGTTGGTGGTACAAGGATGACGGGTTCGTTCACTTGTCAACTGATGACATGAATGAATGGTGGGGCATGATGGAAATAGTGCGCGCATTTCATGTGCGTCCATCCAGCGATGCGAGAATGAATGGGCATCTCGTCATCGCAGAGATGCCATTCCCGCATGAGCACATTCTGCTCTCGCACAACTTCCGTTCACAGGACGAAGCGATTCGTTTCTTGGACGACATGTACGCGTCCACAACTTGCGTGTGGGACGCAGAGGTCTATGTCGGTGGCTCCACTCTGATGGAGTATCGCATGGAGCGAGGTCTGATTTGATAGGTTCCTATCAACTCGGAAGCAACAACAACCAACAACAACAGAAAGGAAAGTAACCATGACATCAGCAGAGGATTTCGTTCCCGAGGAACCACCGATTAGTGAGTGCCACAACTGTGGCGAGGGGGGTTTGCTTACGTCCGTCGCGGACGGATACTCGTATGACGAACAGCACCGCTGGCGTCAGCGCTATCACATGTATTGCGAGGAATGTTTCTTCGTCTGCCACGAATGTAACGAGCCGACGCCAGAAACAAATCGCTATCCATCCTCGCTGAACGGCGAGATCTATTGCGAGGATTGCTATTGCGAAACTCACAACACATGTGAGCGTTGCGATGACACCATCTGGGCGCACCAGTCCAACTATCCCGACTTCCGCGATGGTCCTTACTGTGACGATTGCCTAATCGTGATTGAGGATGAGCACTACGGTGATGACTGTGACTATGAATATCCGTCTAATGTCATCAGGTCGTACTCAACCAAGTTGGGTAGCGTGTTCCGTCATTGGGATGCCGCCATCAACGACTGTGTTCTCACTGGTCGTGGTCGTCACGAGATTCCGTATCTCGGCTTTGAGTTGGAGACCAACATGCGAGAGGGGTCGGGTTACGAGTTGCGTGAGCGTGGTGCTATCGCTCTGCGTGACGCATCGCCTGACGACTACCTCATCATGAAGGAGGACGGAAGCATCTCTGGGTTTGAGATTGTCACCGAACCGTGTGACTATCGCACCCACTTGGAGTTGTTCCCGTGGCACATGCTCAACAAACTTGCTACCGATTTCGGTATGACATCGTGGCGTGGCGCTGGCGCTGGGCTTCATGTTCACATCAGCAAGTCATCGTTTAGCAAACTCCACCTCGGTGCGTTCCTCCAATTTCATGACAAGAACATCAATGAACTTGTCAAGTTGGCGGGTCGTGAGTCCACCTACTCCAAGTTCGGACGCACGATTCGTGACTGGAACCACGATGTCAAGATGGACAGAGTGAAGCAGGCGATGGGATTGGAAGTGAACGGCGACCGTTATGTCGCAGTCAATCTCCAAAACCGCAACACTGTGGAACTGCGCTACTTCCGTGGCAGTCTCAGAGAGCAGACTGTCAAGGGTGTGTTGGAGTTCACGCACTCGTTGTGGCAGTACACCAAGCAGACCAAGTTCACTTCACTTGACTCGCACAAGAACATTCTGTGGCCAGCGTATCGTGAGTGGCTGTTCGCTCAGCCAGAGTTCACGCACGCTCAGTCACTCGTCACTACCCGTGGTCTCTGACCACAGAACAGGAGATACATCAAATGTGTTTGCTCATCTACGCTTCACCCAATAGCAACCCGTCCAAGAAAGCCTTGCGTCGTGCCGCGAACAACAATCCTGATGGGTTCGGGTTCGCTGTGCGCACCAACAAGGAAGTCTTGTACTACAAGTCCATGTCTATTGAGGACACCATCAAGGAGTTCTTTGATCTCCGCAAGCGGTTCCCCGATAGCCATTCCATCTTCCATCTCCGTATCACCACGCATGGTGCTACGAATCTGGACAACTGCCATCCGTTCGTAGTGGATGACGCCATCGTGCTTGCGCACAACGGCATGCTTCCCATCAAGGAACAAGATGGCAAGTCTGACACTCGTCAGTTCGCTGAGGAGTGGCTGCCGACGATGGGTATCAAGGAAATGTTGGACACACCGCAAGGCTTCGCAGACTTGGAATCCTTTGCGACGGGTTCCAAGTTGGCTATTGTTTCCGCCAATCCGCAACTCGATCATCCGTTCTACATCGTGAACGAACGGCTCGGTCACTGGGACAAGGGCGTGTGGTATTCCAACTCGTCGTACACCAAGAACTACAACTCGTGGATGTCGTATTCGTCTGCGTCGTTGCGTTCATACAACGGTCACGGCTACACCCCACAAGATGATGCGCTTGTCATCAACAACTCGTGGCAGTGGGACGAGGAGCAAGACGAGTGGTACTACGAGGACGAGATTGTTGACTGGCGTTGTAATGTGTGCGACCTGACAACTGCTATTGATCTCGCTGATGACGAGCCTCGTGCCTGCCCCGAGTGCGGCACGTGCTGGTTCTGCGAGAAGGACTACTCGTCCTGCTACTGTTGGCATCCGAAACTACAATTGGAAAGGAAGTAAATGAACTGGGTATTGCTCATCTCATTCTTGTGGGCGGGAATCGTCGTCGGCCTGATGGCGTTCTCGTTTCATGTCGGATACAATCATGCTCTCTACGAACTACGGAAGGATAACGAATAATGGAACCGACACTCAGTCTTGATGTAACCTTTGAGGAGTTGTCTGCTCTTCACAAGACAATCGGTATTGCGATTGACAACCTCAATAGTAAGGTTGCCCGTCTGGGTACTGACTCTCATCGGGGTAGCGATGCGCTCTCTGACCTCAACCTGCTAGCCAACATTCAACGTCAGATTCTTGACCAACTCACTAACTGAAAGGCAACCATGAACAACAAACTCAGCACCAACGATGAACTCTTCAACTCGTTTCTTGTGTGGGCAACGAATGCCGACTCGTGGAACGACCAGTATGCCAGCGTGTGGGCAAGGGGTAGTAGCCTCAACGAGTGGGACATTCAGGTCTTGCCAACGCAAGACCCGTACCATCTGCTCCCCCTGTGTGTTCAGTCAACGCCAAAGGACAGCGCACAGGAGTACATGATGATGATGTACGGCTGGGCTACCCCTGTCACGGAGGACAACGAGGAAGTGGGGGGCGAGGAACGTCGCCGTGTCCGTGTCATCGTCTACTTCCACAACGGAGAGGAACGTATCGCTCTCCAGTTCAAGGGCGAAACGATTGAGGAAGTACCGAATGGTGAAGGTATGTTCGGTGACGCAATCCGAGAACTTCGGGCAATCCAATCAGCAAACAACTAGGAGGAAGCATGAGAGAAGCATCAACCCCGTACACGATGGTGTACTCCCCTCTTGTCTTCGTGGATTTCGATGAGCACGGTAACGTCCGTTCTCACGAACTCCAATGGAGCACGGAGGGCGGGCTGTATGTCAACGACAACAAGAACAAGAAGCGTTTCATCTTGAATCAGTTGCCTCAGGAAATCGTTGAGCAAGTGGATGACTACCTGAGCGCGCTTGATCTCGTGCGCTGGTTCCAGCCAGAACCCATGCCCGATGAACCGTTCTGACAACACGGAACGCTGGGTATGCCCCAAGTGTGGCACTAAGTTGACAACCCATGTGGTATTATCGGAACCACCGTCTTGTATCAAGCACCGTGGTGGCTGGGTCAAGATGGTTCCGCAAGGCAAGTAACGAAACGCCCTCGGCACAGCGCCCCTGTGTCGGGGGCTTTCGTCGTCTCTACCCACCAGTTGACAAACCCCGTTGCTACAATCAACTTCGTCAGAAGTTGCTAGGGGGATACAGTATCCACGGCGCTCGAAGCGCCGTGGATTAGGTAACTACGACAAAGACAAGGAGGACGAATGTCCGACCCTACCCGTTGCCCTGTCAAAGGTCACGACCCCGACTGTCTCTGTGATGTCATCGTCACCGAGCCATCGCCAATCCTTTCGGATTGGGCGAACGATGGCTGGTTCACGAAGGTCATAGCGGAGCGTCTTGGTCTGTCTACGCCTTGGACTGACGCAACCATTCTGGAACTTCTCGTGGCGCAGACCATGCTTCACGATGAGTATGTGGTACAATACAAACTTGAGGTTCTTTCTGAGGAAGAACGCAAGCGTAACAAGAGTGAGCGCAAGACCCTGATGTCGCCCGAACAGATGAACGAGGTTCAGCGTATGTTCATCAACGGGGCCACGACTACGGCTGTTCGTATCCATCTCCAATCCAAGTACGGATTGGAACTAACCAAGACGTACGCGGCGCATCTGCGCCGGCGTACGTTGGACAAGGTGAACAATGAGAGTTGAACAAAGGTCAGATGGCGCTGATGTGTATGTCAGGCAGTCGTGGATAAACGACGCGATGATGTGCGCCGAGCGAGGCAGGCAAGCAATCATCCGTCCCGAGTGGTCTATGCCTAATGATGCCACCATTCTTGGTACGGCTGTTCATGCTGGCATTGCCACCATTCTGGAGGGCAAGGGTAGTGGCACTAAGGTGGCGCACGAAACGCTGAATGAGTTGATCGCCCAGCCTTTCATGCGTACGAAGTACACGAATGAGGAACTTCACGATCATGCTCGCGAACTCGTGTCTGAGTGGGAACGCAACGTCGCCCCTCATGTCGGTGAGGTCGTTGCCGTTGAGAAAGATTTCGAGTTCCTGCTCGATGAGTTCACAGACCCAACGCTTGGTGTCGTGCGTGTTCATGGCAAGGGAACGATTGACCTCGTTACCACCACGGATGTGTGGGACTGGAAGACAGCGGGGCGCAAGTACAACGCCAGAGAGAAACAGTCACAAGCGGTACAGCCAACGATGTATTCGGCTGCCGCTGTTGCCATGGGCTGGCTGGAGTATCCTGTAACATTCAAGTATGGCGTTATGGTTCGTGGCGGTAAGGCACAGATCGTGCCCGTTCATCGCAACGAAAGCCACACCGAGTGGCTACGAGACATCGTTCGCCCGTTTGTACGGACAACGATGTTGCTCGGTACTGACACATCATGGACAAAGAATGACACGCACTACCTGTGTAGTGAAACGTGGTGTTCATGGTGGTCAATCTGTAAGGGAAGCAAACTGTCACCTAGTGACCTGACCCCCGAAGGGGATAAGTAATGATTAGCAAGGACCAGTCAATCATCATGCAGGTTGCCGCAAAGATCGCGGCTGAACTGTGTGTCAAGTCAGACAACTTGGAAGCAACGCTCTCCGATTGGGACGTGGCTTTCAACTTTGTGAACGACAAACTTCAGACCACCAATGGCGTGGAGATGGTGAAGGCGGCGTTCCCCACGGCAACGATGGTGACCGAAGCGGACATCCCGTCCAGCGCGATTCAGGTGACGCTCGCTCCTGCGCGTGACACCTCCTCTGTCACCGTTGCTGGCACTCAGCATGGCGACCTTCCGAACTGGCTCGTGTCTGCGTGCCAGAAGGCTGGCGTTGGGCGAGTGTGGGACAACCGCGACTCTGCTGTCGGAACGAAGCGCCCTTGGTTCAAGCAGGCGGACGCGCCTGAGGGTGTTGAGCCTGCGGCGTTTTGGCCGCCGAAGAACGTCAAGTGACGTTGGTTGACACAGACGAGATCGCTTCTCGTTGGGCTTCCTTGGCGGGGGACGATGAGTCCCCTGCCTCGGAACCCGTTGAGCAGAGCAAGCCGCACGTGTACTACCGTCCGCTTGACGAAGCGGCTCACGAGTTTGTGCGTTGGGCACAGTCCCCACACGAACGCGTGTACACGGGCTTCGCTGATCTTGATGATCAGATGCGTGGCATTGCTCCTGGCGAAATGACTCTCGTCGTTGGCTACTCCCACTCGGGCAAGACGCTCACCATGTTGGAGATGTTGCGCACCAACCGCAACAAGAACGTGGTGTACTTCGTCCCCGACGAACCGCGCACCCTGGTACTCATCAAGTTGGCTTGCGTTATCCATGGCGTGAACGCGTTTGATCTTGAGCGTGCTATCGCCGCTGACGATGAGCGTGCCATTGATCTGTTGCGTGAGACAGCGAACGAGTACTTCCCCAACCTTGCCGTGTTTGACCAGCCGATGGCTTTGTCCGACATGGAGAAAGCGATGGGCGAGGTATGCGATGTGTGGGGGCAGAAGCCCGACCTCGTAGTGTTCGACTATCTTGAGTTGCTTCAGGGTGGTGGCGAGGACGTACCGTCCAAGGCGAACACGTTGAAAGCGTGGGGTCGTCGGCATGATGTGCCGTTGCTGGTGCTTCATCAGACTTCCCGTTCGTCTGGTGCTGACGGTAGGCGCATGACTATCTCGTCGGGTTCATTCGGTGGCGAACAGCAGGCGACACACATCATCGGTGTGCGACGCAAGCGGTTTGAGATTGAGTCACAGATTCGTGAACTTGAAGCGAAACTGGACAGGTCAACCGTCAGCGAACGTGCGATGGAGCAACTCGATTTGTTGCGCTACAACGCTCGCATCCATGCCCACACTCTCACGCTCAACCTCGTGAAGAACAAGCGTCCAGCGGGCAACCTGCTTGACGACATTGACTTTGAGATTGAGCAGGGAACGGGTAGGCTTTCCCGTCTGCGTGACGGTGAGTTGCCACGCCAGTTCCTCAACGAGATTGGTAGATAGTCATGATTGCGGAGGACAAGGTTGGCGACTTCGTAACCCTGTTCCGTGGTCGTGGTGACTGCTACGGCTCTTGGGAAGGTGGCTGTGTCCGTGAGCCACTCACCTTTGAATCGTTCGCCAATCATCTGGAACGAGGCCCGCACATCGGTGTCTACCCCTGTGTCACTGCGTCTGGCAAGACGCTGTGCGTATGGGGTTGTAGCGACATTGACTATGACGAGCCAGCGCACGCATGGATTCTTGCTGACGCTCTCTCTCATGTCGGTGTGACCGCATGGGTTGAGAAGACTGCGAGAGGCTACCACGTGTGGGTGTTCGCTACCGAACTGACGCCAGCGTCGGACATGCGGCGCATGTTCCTCGCCGCTCACAAGGTTGTTGATCTCCCACCGAAGGAAGTCAATCCGAAGCAGGAAACCTTGGAGCGTGGGCAAGTGGGCAACTACGTTCGTCTCCCGTATCCGAACATCGGCTCTGGTAAGAGAGTCATGGTCAATCGCGATGGTTCACCCATCTCGTTTGATGACTTCATTGCCAGCGCCATTGGCAGTCGCATCAACCCCGAAAGGGTTGGGGAGATTGCTAAACTGTACAAAGCACCGACAGTTGAGGCGCGCGATTATGGTCAGCCCTCGGCTGACCTTGCTTCAACGGTTCGTTCTCTTTCGGTCGCAGGCCGAGCCATCTACCGTGATGGCCCGCTTGAGGGCAGGGATAGATCAACCACACTTGTTCGTCTTGCCTACGAGTGCAAGCAAGCGAACATACATCCAGCCGACGCACTTAGAATTTTGGAGGATGCTGATTTGCGATGGGGCAAGTACATGGCGAGGGGCGAAAGAGGACACGTGGAGTTGGAAAAATTACTGGTGCGAGCGTACGGTCGCACTCCATCTTCATAGAAGGCAAGCCACACCCAAAGGAACGACCACGTGTTGTTCAGCGCAACGGCAAGGCTTTGGCATACACGCCGAAGAAAACTGTTGACGCTGAGAAAGCAATAGCCCAAGCGTGGGACGGGCCAGTCTTTGAGGGCGAGGTTGCTGTCCACATCGTGGTGGACACGGAAGGAACAGCGATCATCGTTGAGCGCGTCGACATTGACAACAAGACGAAGTTGCGTGGCGATCTAGACAACTACATCAAGACAATCCTTGATGCGTTGAACGGTATCGCTTGGCGTGATGACTCTCAGGTTGTCAAGATCACGGGAATCAAAGCATGAACGCCGCCGCCTTCAAGGACAAGAGTTGGAACGGCAGGTACGGTTCAATGGGTGACACGGCGGAGACAGCGTTCTTGGGTATCCACCCTTACGCTCACCGCATGGGTCTCAACCGCCCTGTCTTTGATGTGCGTGGCATGGCCGACGCCATGCGATACGCACCAGACTTCATGGTTCCCGACTGCCTGTATGAGGTGATGGGCGTGGCGTCACGTGGTGATGGTACGCTCAAACTGAAACTGAACAAGGCTTCAGCACTTCAGACATGGCAGTGCATCGGGCCGATCAGGATGTGGATTTACGATTCGTCTCGCAAGAGGTATTGGGATTCTCCTCTTGTGGATTGGTTGAAGGCATGCCACAAGCATGCCAGCGTGGACAGGTTCCACGATAACAACCAGCCGTACTTCGCATTGCCGATTGAGAACTTCCCATCGGAGCCTATCCGCCATGCCGTTTGACCCTGACGTATTGGCAGCAGTGCCCACGACCGAAGCAGAAAGACTGCTACAGTATGGGGACGATACAACCAACTACGACATTGCGCACATTGAGGCCGTGCGTGATGCGATTGAAACACTCGGGCCAGAAGCAAGGTTCTGTGTTGAGGCCATCTTCTATGAGGGCATCTCATACAGCACACTTGGTAAGCGGCTCGGGGTATCCAAGCCTCACGCTTGGCGATTGGCTCGCAAAGCCATCGCTGAACTTGAGCGCAAACTATTCACCAACCACGCTATCAACATGAGGTACAAGGTGTTCGACAACTGGGAAGATGCGGCTGAAGCAATCGTTATCGAATGGGACGGTACGTCTGGTTCGCAAGCGGCTCACCATCCGCACATTGAGTTCTATCGCACGCGCCTAGCCAAGGCAGTACGGGAACAGGAGGAGACGCCTCGGCTTCTCATCATTGATCTCGCCTACCTTGCTGTCAACGAATTGCGTTATCGCAAGCAATGGGATGCCGAAGAGATGGTTGCCCTTCTCGTGCGCAAGCAACGAGACTACGGGCATAACAACATCTTGGAGTTCGGACATGTCGGACTCATGATTCGGTTGTGTGATAAACTGGCAAGACTCAATACCCTGCTGGATAGCGGAGCGGAACCATCCAACGAATCATTGATCGATACGTGGATGGACATCGTTGGCTATTCGGTGATTTCCGAAATGCTCTTTATGAATACGTTCAGTCTCAACCTCAAGGAGGAATCATGAAAATGTTTGAACACGAGCGATTGTCGCCCATTGAAATGGAAGCACTGCTCATTGCCCTCACCCTGTTTGTTGTGGGTGACGACGACAAGGCGATAGATCAGATTGCCCAGATGTCGGAAGTGATTGCTACGCGGATGGAGGAAGATAACAATGGCGAAACTCCAAAAGAATGACTACAAGGAACTGCTTGCCGCTTTGAACAAACTCAAAGCGACAGTCCTTTCCAAAGGAATGCCATACAACAATGTGCGCACCATTGATGACACCATCAATGTTGTTACCAGAGTGATGGAGAAGCATGTTCATGGGTGATCTTGAAGGCTTTGACCCAGAGGACATAGCCGACCTTGAGGCGCGAGCCAAGAGGATTGAGCATGACCACGACACCTACTTTGAGTTGACGCTCGTCGTCAACGCACATGGCGCCAAAGAGTTCCTGCGCAAGTATTACGAAGCAAAGGACGGCGAGGTCATGTCATTCCTAGACATGATGATGATCGTCCATGCGATTGCCAAATCGCTGGAAGAAGCCCTGTCTCAGGACGAGGGGTCGTGACCTCTCGTATCAGCAAGTAGCAGAGCGAATACGAAGTCGATGTAAGCGGCGTTATCAGCAACCTCGTTACTGATTTCCACGTGGAGCCAGCGCCCATAGGGGGCGCCGCTTACTGTCGGCTTCTTGTAGTCCTGCCAAGCAAGACGAGTCACATTCCATCCGCGCCCATGGGGCGTCGGATAATAGTCAACAATCAACTCAACGCCAAAGGCCTCCCAGTTGCGGACGAAAAAGTCCGCCAGAGCGAGACCATCTTCGCGGTTCGTGTAACCGAAATCAATAGCCCGCCCCGTACTGTGGACGCTGGGCTTGCCAGCCTTCCCCCGCATGTCGCGCACCATGAACGAACCAAGATTCTTGATCTTGCCGCCGTTCAAGAACAACACATAGTCAATCAACTTCTGTGTTCCAGCGCGTCTACCCGAAGCCTGCTTATCGAAGCCCGTGTATGTGCGCTTGCCCTTCCAGAGTTTCATCACCAGTTCTCCTGTCGTCGTTGTTCAGCCTCACGCTGCGATGCCGTAACACCACGCAATGGGATGCCCAAGTATCCGAAGATGTTGCTCAACTGGCGTTCCTCGTTATAATCCGTTGAGGGCATAATGCGCTCGACCTGGCCGAGCAACGGCACGAGGTTCTGAACCGCATAGTTGAAGCGTTCGCTTGAACCGCGTTCTCCCGATGGGAGATCGCGTCCTTGGAACAGAAGTTCAGCAAGCAACTGAACCGCAGGCTTCAGCGGACCACCAGCAGTCTGCTGATCTTCGTCCCTGAATGGCACGTTCCTATAGAACTTGCGGTCACCGATGATCGTTTCAAACGGTAGGCGCAAGATCGGGTTGACGTACGACAGCAGGCGAGCGGGGTCAGAGAACTCCTCAAACTGCTGGCCCACCCTATTGAATCCCATGTCCATCATGACGTACAGGTTGTCGCCAACCTTCACGGCGCCCTGTTCCTTCATCCACGATGGCAAGAACTTGTCTTCGTCATCGTTGATGCCGAGATTGTTCATGGCGTCCTGGTAGATGTTGTAGGCGCGGGGGTTCTGCCATTGGTTCATGATCTGTAGCGGCAGGTTGCGTGACATCCAGAACCAGAACGGGACAATAGGACGCATGATCGCATCACCAACACCGACATCCGTGTAATCAAACAGATACCGCTTGACGCGTGCGGTGGCTTGATTGAAATCAAGACCACGCACAACCGAATCGTAGGCAAGCATGAATCGGGCACTACCTTCAACTGCTTCGTTGCGGGTACGGAATAGGCGAGTGTACTTGTTGTCAGTCAAGCCAGCACGCTTAGGTTTCCACATCAAGAATGCGTCGCTAGTCTTTCCGTAGCCAGACGCATCGGCGGCCTTGATGGCCAAGCCGACAGTAAACCTATCCGTTTCGGACAAGCCTTCCAGCCATGCCTCATGCGTTCCATCATTGACAGCCTGCATGAATTGACGATACCAGCCCAGACCTTCGATCATATTCTTGGGCGATGCGCCAGCGGCCATAATCATGAAGGTGTTCTGAAGGGTGTTGCGAACAACGAACCCTGGTGTCGACGTGGCATACGATTTGAAGAAGCCCGTGTATTTGCCAATGAACCTATTGAGCGCACGAATGTAGGATGGTTCCAACATCTGTGACATGTTGCGGGAAATCTCCTCAAGTTCGGGCGCAGCCTGGTATGAAGGCAAGCCCAAACGCTCAAGTGAAACCATGCCCTCATTGAACTGTTTCACCACACGCTTGCCCCAGTAGCCATCCTTCAGATTGAGCAGCATGTTCTCTGCGGCTGCAGCCTGACGTTCGCGCATGACAAGATTGGCCGAAGCATCAAGGTAATCTGCCTTGAGGCGAAGGAACTTCTCGTAATCCTTCTTCGCTACTGGACGATTGATATACGCCGAATAGGCGTCGGTCAACCAGTGCCCAGCGTCGCCGCTAATAGCGGCTTGGCTTTCGGGTGCGGCAGTATGTCCAATCTCCGCCATCAAATCCTCTGATTCCTTGAGCCAGTTCTCCATCTCAAGTTTCGTGGCAAGCAGATCGTCGCCCATGCCATCCTTGATGGCATTCAGTTTGCTAAGAATCGTACGCAGTCCATCGGCCTTACGCTGAAGCGAAGGCACGACAGTAGCCGCATGCTTCTGTGCATCCATGTAGTTCACATGCGCAGAATCAAATCGCTTGCTAGCATCAAGCAATGCCTCTTCCGCTCGGAGAACATCGCTCACATTCTTCTCAACAAGTTTCGCGCGGCCACGCTCAATACGATTGGTGGCGACACGCTCGACTTCCCATTCCTTCTTGAGTTCCTTCTCTAGGGACTTGGCGGTCTTGACCAGTTTGTCGCGAGTGCCCTCCAATGTCTGCGTACGAGTCAAACCGAAACCAAAGATTTCGTATGTATCGCCAGGATAGATGCTCTTGAGGAATCCGATCTCGGCTTCTCGCGCTGCTTTCCTGAAAGCAAACTCGTTGAGTTTGGCTGACGTCACTAGGACATCCGCCTTTGGATGCATGTCGACAACTTCGCGAGCAATGGTATCGACCGCTTCGCCAATGCTGGCTCCATCGCTACGCAATGCGGCGTAGCGTTCAAGCGCATTGTACTCGCCATTGGTTGTACGAGTAATTGATTCAAGATTGCCAGTCAATTCGTCGCTGATCTGGTCAAGTTCATACTTGGCTCCAGCCACACCAACAACAGGCTTCTCGTACGGAACCTTGTATGCTTGCGTGCGAGCGAATTCGCGAGCAGTTGCCTGAGCCTCCTTGTACGGGACGCCAGACTGGACAAGTTCATCGTACTTGGTCTTATACAAACTGCTGTAGTCGCCAATGTTCCATGGCTTGTAACCATACGGGGCGCCAGGTTGTGGTGCATGAACATCGCCCCACGCCTTGCGCGCGGCATTGCGCATTTCAGCAACGGTCTTGACGACCTTGCCCGTTTCGCGCACAGTTTTATTGTATGCGATTTCCTCCGCAGAACTTCGCATCTCTTCCACGCCAGCCAATAACTTGGCCTCATTGCTATCGGACCAAATCTTTCCAATGTAACCATTGCGCCAACGAACAAAGTTGTTGTCAACCGTATACATATTGTCCTTGTTCAACTTTGATGTCAACGATAAAGCATTGGCAAAGTCTTCAAAGGTAATATCGCCATCGCCAATTGATTTGGCAATCCAATGAATCTTTTGAAGAACAGAATTCCGCTTATCCGCATTAGCAGTAGCGCCCTCAAGGCGCGCCTCGGCACGCAACGCAGCGACATCCGCATCCTCGATATCCTTGCGCATCGAAGCAATTGATGGGAGCCGTGCTTCACGCTGCTTCGCAGATGCACGAGTGACAGTTGCGGCGTAGCGACGTGCTTCTTCCTCGCTCATGCCCTCCTGTCTCGCCATACGATAAGCAGCCCTTTGCCCCTCGTCTCCCATTCTTGCTGCACTTTCAGCAGATGCAACTTCACCAGAGTATCGTTGCATGGTAGGAATAATCTTGCCTTCTGTTTCACGGGCTTGTGCTGCGAGGAACTTAGTATCACCGTGGAAATTGAACAACATTTCAATTTCCCACGGTTCAAAACTAACCTGCGTTGCAAATTGATCTGTGTAAACAGTCAATGGTTCAACAGGTGATTCAAGGATTGGGCGCAATGAATCATCGATTGACTTGCGCAAATCTTCGGATTCGCGAGCAAGTCTATTGGAGGTTGCAATAAGATCAAGACGCTCAACACTTTGTTTACCAGCAGCAAGTTTGCGTGCCTTCTCACTATCCTTCATCAATGAGATAACACGCTCTTGTGAGCGTTCGATATCTTTGGTGACTGCTCCCTGTTTGACAGTAAAGTATGTATTGCCAGGCTTGATTTCTGCACGATTCAAAACTGGCCTATACGAAGCAGATTCAAAACGCTTATCCTGCATGACAATGGCGGAGTTGCGGTTATATTCCGCGCGAGCCATTTCCAATTCCGCATCTATACGCGCAAGGGTGCGTGTGCGTTCTTCTTGTGCAGCGGCATAAACTTCTTCCGTCTGCATGCGCCCCTTCTGCGTGTCGGCGGCAACCTGAGCGCGTTGACTTTCCAAACGCGCGACATCTCGCTTGGCCTTTTCAACATTGATCTTCGCCTCTAGATTCGGCTCGCCCTCTTTCACATAAAGAGTAACGCCCTTATCAAATGCGTCACGCGCAAGGACATGACGCGGACGCTGATAATACAAATCGATAGGTTGATTAGCGGCGTATGGCACCATGAGTTCAATAATCTTTTGCTCGTCCTGTCGGACAAGAGCACGAAGATATTCTGGCGAACTTTCGATCTCGGCAATCTTGTAATGGATTGCGCGCATGGCGCGAAGGTCTTGCATTTCCAAAGCGCCAAGAACATCTTGAGCGTCAGTGAGTTTGGCTCCCTTGGGAAGATTCAACGCCTCATTTACTACGATGTCACGGTAGTTCCATACATCTGGATTCTCGGCATCAATGCGATAAATGAATTCATCAATAGTCATTTCCGCCTTGATGGCTTCATTGAGCAATTGATTGAATCTATCGTTTGCCTGTTCCAGGCGACGTGCGCCATAGGACAAACTATTGGCGTACCAACTGGGCAAGTCCTGAATACTATTGCCAGTAAACTTCAACTGTCGTACGTCGACAAACGGGTCGCTCGCATCAAGCAACCAGCCAGTGCGATTGCGCAGTTCCCTATTTGCGTTCCGCGCCTTGTCAAGAGTTGCCTGCGCCCAACGCTTCATCTCCATAGGAGAAGCGTCTTCGGTCAATCTGCCCGAACTGGATTTGATTGCAGAGTATTCCTTCAGGGTGGCGACAATCTCGTTGTCGTTCAGCGACGTTGCGGTCGGGTCAATATGTGCACGCCACCAGTCCAGCAGTTTGCCCTTCTTCAAACGCATCTTTGATGCGCTCAATTGCTTTGCTGTCGGAAGAGATTCAAGTTCCTTCTGAAGGGCCAAACGCTGCTCCGTAGTAAGCATGTCGTTCTTCAATGCTTGAGCAATCTTCTTGCGCTGATATGCGTATCCGCTGTCACCAGCCTTGCCACCATACCGCTTATATTCGGCCCACAATTCGCTTGCTGAACCAGTGCCATTCAGACGAGTGATAAGAGCAACCGACCTGTCGTTGTCAAACGTCTGATCGTTGACGATACTCTGTAGGCGATTATACAATTCCTCAGAACGTCCAGTCCAATCGCTCCCCTCAATGATGTCAAGAACTTCGCGCATCTTTGACTCAACGCGCACAAGACCGCGGCTATGCGAGAACACCTCGTTAGAGGTGTCGCGAGCAACAGCATTGATTACAGACCTGAACATTCCTTCGTGGGCGACAAGTCCTTCCTTGGCCATCAAATCCACAACACGGTCGAAACGCAATTGCACTTCACTCCTGAAATGCACTTCCATTAGGAGGTTGCCGAATTCGCGACGAATATCGTCAATACTGGCACCGCCATAACCAATGGATTCAATCTGCTTAGCGAAGTCCGCGGTTGCCTCAATCTTGGCTTGCTTCAACGCCTCACCAGGCGCTTCACCTCGCTGAACTGCGCGGCGAGCAGCAGCAACATCTTTCTGCCCCTTCACATCATAGAAGTCAATCTTGCTTTGCGCATTCAACTTCTTGCGAGTTTCATTCATCAAAGAACGAAGACTGTCAGATTCACTAGAGGGGTCATACATGACGCGACCAGTAATGGGTCGCGTTCTAACGCTTGATTTCTCCACCCTACCAGTGATGACTCTATCAATAAACTTCTCAACTTCATCCAACGAGGGCGAGTTGCCAAGTTCATAGCGCATGGAATCAAGCATGGCGCCAACATCAATCCACTTGCCCTCTGTCGTAACATTCTTGAGTTCGCCACGAACAATATCCTGTACAGCAAACCCAATATCGTACGTATTCTTCTGGACAGTTCTCATGTGGTTCTGAAGCACATCGACAAGTTCGCCCCATGTGATCGGGCGTGTCTCCTCAATGGAGTTCACCATCGCAAAGTCGCCAAGATCACTAATGGTAGATTTGGCATTTATTCCCGTACCGCGAAGCGCAAGACCAGCAAGATCGCCAGCCTCAAATCCTTCTTGCATATTCGCAAGCGCCCTAATGTTGATGAAGTTATCATCCGACCCAAGATATGGGTCGAGCAAATTGCGGAGTGAAGCAAACTCATTGCTATCAACAAGTCGCGCCAAGAAGTCAAATGGCACTGTCTGTGTAACATCGATCTGATCGATGGTGTCACCAAGTTTTACCAATAGGTTACTAGCCGAAGCCCAAGATGTAATGTCATCGATGATCGCACGTTCGATAGTGCCATAATTATCCAGAATGCGCTGAGTAATAATTACTCCACGATTACTACGTTGAGCCTGCTTGAATGCCAGAAGATAAGAGTTGGCCTTTGCCGCCTCCGCAAGATACTGCTCCATCCGAGTTCTAAGTTCTGGGGCAATATCATCACGCGCAATAAGCATAGCCATGCCAAGCGCACGCATCTCCTCAAGAGATGCTTCGCCAGCAACAGCACGGTTGACAGTTGTCTTCACTCTCTCTGGTTCAATTGCCTTGACAATCTTTTCCAGATTTATGGGCGACTCGCCCTGTGCAGCCATGAACCATGGCTGATTCTTGATGCCGACTTCACCCTCAAGGAACTTGCCACCAGCACGCTCGTACCTATCGCGCACAATCTGATACTGGGCAGGAGTCAACTTCTTGCCCTTCGGAATCTTCATTTCCTTGCGGAAATCGGCAACCAAAGAATTGAACTGTTCCTTGTCGGCAATAACAGGACGAGAGCCACTGACCCTCTTCGCCATGCCGCCCTCAATCTTCACCTCACCAAACAAGGCGGTGCGAATATTATTCGCTAGCGTCTTGTATTGGGCGGGATTATTGCCAGCAACAATAGAATACCAGTCGTTCTGAATCACATTTGATTTCTGAACTACCGTTGCCTCAATCTTGGCGTCTTCCTGAATCTGCTTAGACAGGACAGAAACCCTGTCGATTATCTCACGGCTGACTGTCTCCGTACGACCAAGTTCCGCATTGATATCATCAATCTGCTTGATCGTGGAGTTGTATCGCTCCTCCAACAAATCAAGAATAGGGCTACGCTCATCAAGCATTGCCGCGAGAGCATGCTGCTTTTCAAGCAGCGAGTTCTTCGCGGAAGACAGGGCCTTCTCTGCTAGATGCTTTTGCATCCCAGCGCCAGCACCTTCGGCCCAGGCATCAAGAACATTCTTCATAGCGCCAGACGCTTCTTGGTCTGCCGCCTTCAACTCATCATTGATAAACGATTTGCTGAAATTGACGAAATCGTCAAGAGTCTTGACAGCCTTGTTACGTGCTGCGGCGCGCGCCTTGTCCGCCGCCCTCAACTCCCTAGAGAAAGCACGCTCGATTTCTGGGTTGACCTCAATGAGTTCATCCAGTTTCTTGTACACGCCGCTATCAACCATGCTCTTGCGGCGAGCAACAATACCCATCTGCTTCGTATATGCATCGACATACTTATCAAGAATTGTTGGGAGATCAGTTTCAAAGAAATCAAAATCAAGTTTCCCATACTCGCGAGCAATCTGATTCAATGAATCAATACCGCCAGCGATATCTTCTTCCGTCAGAATCTTGCCAAAGAAATCGTCACCAACTTCCATACGCGTCTTCCACGAAGACACGTTGTCAAGCGGATTGAACACCTGATCGCGAACAGTCAATGCGAGAGAACTGCCATCATCGCTCATCCACGTCAACGCCTTGTCGCTCGTGATGTGAGGGAAATAGTTATCCAGCATCCCTACGGGTGCTTCAGGGTCGACAGCCTTGGCCGCCTTATAGACATCCATGCCAAGATTATTCAAGAACTGACGAACACCGTTGACGACACGTTCTGCTGCAGAACCAGCAGGGGCTTGCTTGCCAGCCACATCAAGATACTTGTATGCAGTAGAACGAGCAGACTGAATGTCTTCCCTGGAAACAGCGTTAGTCAACTGCTTGCGATACACGGACGCCTTGCGTCCAGCAGCGCCCCACTCTGCGCGCTCGGCATTGCGGCTAACAACCAACTTGAGAAGATCAACGCTCTCCTCCGTGGCGGGACGTTCACCGCGCGCCAATGCAACACGAATGGCCTGCATATCACGAGGAGTAAACAACGACGACAAACGCCTAAACACGTGGTCGCCAGACCATACCCGCAGCGAAGTGAGAGAACCTTCAGCAACAGTTCCCAACTTCGTTGTCATTGGTATGCGCTTCCCAAACCAATAGACGCCAGCGCGGCTGTACCCAGCCTTGGCAAGAAGATCGGCATCTTTTACTGCTGCACGTCCACGACGAACGGCGTCAAGAACCAATGCTGGCTCCGCGCCAAGATCAGACAGGCGGTTGGCCAAGGCCAAACGTCCTTCCTGTGAAGTAAGAGATGAAATGCGACGAGCAGTACGACCTGCCTTGCCAGTAAGTTTCGCTGTTTCGGAAAATGCCTTAGCCCCACCAAACGTCACGTATGTAAGTGGGTCCAGAAAAACATCGCCAGCAAAACCAAGAATTCGATCAGCCCATTTATTCCCAGTGAGATTGCCAATGACTTTTCCAAAACCAAACTCAGGATTGGCGGCCTGTTCAAACATATCAGACCAAGAAGCATTGGTATTCGGGTCGGAGTCAAGCATGTCCGCCCATTCCTGAACGCTAGACGTTACAAGACGACCAGGATAAGAAATAATATTTCCCGCACCAGTAATAACCTTGCCAAGGGGAGAATCAATTAGGTCGGTGACGAAACCTTTCCATCCACCAGGACCAGGCGGCTCTTTGCCAGGGGCAACAAAGCCTTCAGTGGCAGGCGTAGAAGGACCAAGCACATCCTTCTGACTGATGACAGCGGGGCGCTTCGGCCTCGGCCTTGTCCCCGTAAGTCTAGTCTGGTCTGCGCCCTGTGCCGATGCTAGCAGGTCTTCCCAGTTTGCCACTATGCCATTCCTCCAGCAATCATGTTGGCCATCTGTTCGATCTCTTGATCGGACAGAACACGAGGTGCAGCGCGACCGCTTCCACCACTACTACTAGAAACAAGAGGCTGCGCTACGGGAACGCCAGCCTGAAGAAGTTGCAACGCGCCGCTAGTACCAAGATTGTATGCTTCAAGCGCCTTCGCCTTTGCCTGCTTGTCAACAACAGAAGCAGCAGCACGCTTCTCTGACACGCCAGGTTGATTCTCATACCAAGCACCTTTAGCACCATAGTACTCTGCCTGCTTGGCGAAATAACCATTGGGGTCAGATAGGTTGATGCGAGTCTTTTCATCAACAGCGGGCAAAGACTTCTTTGGCGTTGCAAGTTGAGCAACATACTTTGCCATCGTGGCAATGTCCTTACCAACAGTATTGATTTTGCCTTGCGTTGCAGGCCGCGGAATGCCGCGCGCCTGAAGCATGCGCTGCGCTAAATCGCGAGCAGCGGGAGAATTGGGATGCGTCCCCTTGGGCAGTTCGGAGGGAGACAATCCTTCCATCTGGCCACGCGAACCAGGAAGCGCAACGTCAGTATTTCTGGCTGCAACATCTTTTTCAACACCAAAACGATACTGCCAAAATGAAGCCTTCGCTTCTTTGGCCGCATTTGAAACAGCCTTCCACATTCCACTTTCTGCTTTGTCTGCTGTCTTGCCAAGTTGCTCGGCACGATCAGCGAGAGCCATTGCCTCCTGCTGGGTTACCGCATCGGGAATGATACGCCAAGTTTCGGGGAGCGAGAACAATCCTTCAAGATTGGTATCGCGAAGATTCTGGCGGGCCACATCATCAGCGAGTGGCTTCAACCACGAGCCAGTAGCGGAATCCCAAATATAACCCTTTGCATCTGGACTAGCAACATCAATGCTTGCCTCAAATCGCTTGCTGAATTCATCAACAAAACTCATCCACGATTCCAACTTATCCATGTCGCTGTTGGAAATCTGGCCATTGCGCGTAGGCAACTGATTCATAATCCAAATACGGACAGACTCGGGGCGAAGGCCATACTGCTCAACCTGATTGTATGCCTCAGCAAGCAAAGTATCAATCGGCGTTCCATCGGAATACTGATTCTCTTGCTTCATTGACTGCCAATCAGTACTCACTGGTTCATAAGTGAGATACTTCATCATGTCAGCCAAATCCTGGGGCGTCAGAATGCCCGAAGCAACCATGAATAGCGGGTCACTAATCGACCCGAATATCTTGTTGTATTCGCTGAGGGTGGTATCTTCGTTCTCGTCGCCCATTACACCATGCTCCACTGATTCGTATTGATCTTCGCAAACGCCGCTTCAATCAACTTCAAGATGGATTCTGGTGCAACATTCTGACCCTGAAAGATGCTTCCGATTTGACTTGTCAGAGCATTGCGAAGATTCAATTGGTTTGTGAGATTCTGCTGTTGAAGACTTGTCATATCACCAATGCGGGCCTTCTCCAAAGCCAACTGCAACATCAACTGATTGTTCGCCAAATCTTGGCGAGCACCAGTTTCAATCAAACCAATATCGGCCAGACGCGAAGCGTTGGCCTGCTGTTGCGACGTAGACATAACATCGATAGCATTCTGCATAGCACGCGTGTACGCATCGCCTTGAGCCTGCGACAAAGCAACCTGCTCTGCGGCCATCGTGGGCGAGATGCCAGCAGCAGCGGCATACTCGGCAATCGGGTTGGCGGCCACGGTCGGAGCCTGGGCGACAAGACTACCATAAGCATTCGCCGTGTTATAGGGGCTGGCTTGCATGCGTGCAATCGATTCGTCAATGCCCTTGCCGCTCTGACTGACAGCATCAAGAAGCGCCTTGATCGCATCATCATAATACTTCTTCAATGCTGCAGTGTTGACCGTGGAAGTCTTATCCTTCTTCGTCTCTCCGCTGCCCCCGTCACCACTAGAGGATGGCGTCGTGCCAGTCATCTTGCCAAGACCTTCCCAGTCAACCTTATCAAGCGCGCTCCTGCGCTCACTGTCGTTCATCTCATCCCATGTCTTATCGCGACGCGTGGTCTGAGTAGGCTTGTCCGATTGACGCTTATAGTCATTGGAAATATAAATAGGAGACTGTCCCGCCGCACGGCGGCGGTCACGTTCCATCTGGTCTGCTGAACCCATAACTAACTCCCCAAGAAAGGACGCACACTATTGAGACTGATGGCGGCTTCAAGGATGCGTCGTTCCTTCTCCCGCTCCAACTCCTGCAACAAATTGTTATACTCCGCCTGGGCGGCAGTATCCTGTAAATCCAACTGCTGGATGTCTTGCGTCATTTGGTCAAGCACATCCTGCTTCTGGCGCGCCCAGCCAGCGCCATACTCGCCTACACCACGAGTGCGGATGCCGCTGTTACGCAAACCGCGAGCGCCATACTGCGCTGCCAGTTTGCCCAAGCCCTTGGTTCCCTGAACGTCAATATCCATGGCCTGACGATTGCCCCGCTGCTGGGAAAGGAAGCGGGCGTACGAGTTCATGGCCAAACTGGCGTCCCGCTTCTGCTGGGCGGGTCGCCTCTGGGATTCGTACCACAGTCCAATATCTGCCAAATTAGCCATCACATATAGCCTTTATCGTTCCCCAGTTTGGGGTACAAAATGGATACAAATGTCCACATTGTGGCTCGCCCTGTTCTGCCCAGACTTGGTGAGGA